CGGGCTAAACGGATTTCATGGATTCCGTGCTGAATGGCATGAACATCCGGATCGCGATGAAGAATGGAAACGTGTTGAAATGGGTCGTATCGGTGAAGAACGTTTCCGTCGAGAATATGGTTGCGAGTTCTTGGTATTTGACGAAACATTGATCAACAGTTTAAAATTGATTGACATGGTAGGTAGAGAACCTGCTTGGAAGATGGGGCAAGTTCGATGGTGGAAGAAACCTGAACCTGGTAGAGTATATCTTGTTGCCCATGATCCTAGTTTAGGCACTGGCGGAGACTACGGTGCTATTGAAGTATTCCAAATGCCTGAAATGATACAGATAGCCGAGTGGCAACACAACATCACACCCATACAAGAACAAGTTAAAATATTACGTGATATATTAAAATATATTAGTGATGAAATAGGCGGAGAAAGTTACAATCAAATCTACTGGAGTGTGGAAAACAACACAGTAGGTGAAAGTGCTCTAGTGGTTATTAACAATCTAGGCGAAGAAACATTCCCTGGAATTTTCATGACCGAACCTCATAGAAAAGGGCATGTTAAGAAATTCCGTAAAGGGTTTAACACCACGCATGGTAGCAAAATCAGCACTTGTGCCAAGGTAAAATTCTTAGTCGAAGAAGAAAAATGTATATTAAACAGTCGCCCATTAATCAGCGAACTCAAAACATTCATTGCCAAAGGTACTACATTTTCAGCCAAAGAAGGACAACACGATGATCTAGTTGCAGCCCTATTGTTAGTAGTGCGCATGAGTCAGGTGCTGGCAGAATGGGATCCAGCGGTGTTTGAACACATAAGAGTTTCCAGCGATTGGGCTGTTGATGAAGAATGGGAACCGCCCTTACCTATATTCATATCATCAGGCTTTGGATAAATATAACATGAACACGAATTTAGATAAAATTGCTTTGGATTTATACGGAAAAATTCAGACACGATTCCACGACATTAAAATCGGTGACGAAAATGCTGAAGTACTAAGTAAAAAAACAGATATTCCTAATGCTAGATTTTTTGAGTTTAAGTACGAAGAAAATGGAAGAAGTTTAGGAACTGTAGCAATTACACTAGACGAAGACGATGGCATTGTGATACAGTTAAGCGGTGAACTAGCTGATAGTAAACACGATGGCGCATTTAGATTTATACGTGGGTTTAGACAATTTGCTAAAGATCGTTTATTAAAATTCGATGTACAAAATATCGGTAAAGACAACTTAGATAAACGTGATTATCATTTTCAAGCAAAACCCAAGGAACACGAACCCATGGAACCTATAATGGAAAATAAATTGTATGGCACATCTAGAATGAGCTATCAAGATTTAGGCGAAGCAAAGATTATTATTAAACATAGCCAGCCTATCAACTTAGACTTGCCAGCAGGACGCACAATGCACATTGAAGGCATTTGGGTAGAAAACGCACAAGGCGAACGCTTCAAGTATCCTTACAAACATCTTAACGGTGCTCGTGCTCTAGCAGAACATTTAAAACATGGCGGTATTCCTTATGATGACATCGGTCGCCACATTACAAGTCTTTCAGAAGAACTAGCACAGTTACGCAAGTTCAAAGGCTATGTTAGCCGTAACGAAACATTATCAGAAGCAATGGGCGACATTACTGGCAAAGTGATGGAACGCATCGAATCTATTAAGAAAGAAATAACCGGACTACAACGTCCAGCATATTATCAAGCATTTGCCGAATCATTTGCTAGCCAAGAAGAAAAAATGATTCCGGAAGATATCATGAGTGATTGGATTGACCGTTTAACAATCCGTACATTCAACGAAGAATTAAAAACAGCATTTCCTTATATCTTTAAACTAGTAAGCGAAAATGATATTCCAGTTAAAGAGTTAGCCCCAGACGAAATGATTTCAGAATTAAGTAAAGATACTTTAAAAAGTTATTTCGGTAAAGCAATGGATAGTCGATCAAAAGCGAAAACTCGACAAACACGTGGTTGGCAAATGGCACATCAAGGCGATCAAAACGATTATGATAATGCTCAAGCCAACAGCGATGAACAACAAAAAATTATTGACAAACGTACAGCAGGAATGAAAAAAGCTCATACAAAGTATCACGCTCAGAAAGATGAGTCATATGATCCTTTAGCGGCTTTTGAAAGTTTTATAGATAGTATTGTTAGCGAAGACGAAGAACAAGGTGAAAATGCTTTGTTTAGTCCTAACAAGGCTACACAACAACAAGCTGTTGAAAAATTAAATAAGATTTTATCAACAGAATTGCCAGGTGGTCCAGAAGGTGTTAACAGTATTGAAAGTTTAAAAGGTATTATTGATGATCCTGAATTTTTAAATACCCTTAAAGAATTAGATCCAGATTTAGATAGTCGTCCTTTAATTCAACAATTTATTCAACATAACGCACCTGAATTAATGTCACAAATACATTTTGGTGATGGACAAACGGGCGGAGCAGACACTGAACCTCCAGCACCAGCTGAAGCACCTCCAGCACCAGCTGAAGCACCTCCAGCACCAGCTGAAGCACCTCCAGCACCACCAGAAGGTGCCGCTCCTCCAGCGCCAGGCGGCGAAGCAGGATTACCTCCACAACCACCAGCAGGTGAAGAATTACCTCCAATATCTCCGGCTCCAGTAGCAGAAGGTACGGAAGATCATAAACTAGCTAAACTAAAAGCTAAATTTATACAAGCTAAAGAATGTGGTGCTACTTTAGAAACACAAATGGACTTTGGACATAAAACTATGACATTACACGATGCTATGCGTGAATGTGGAATAGCTCCAATGGAGTGCGGTTTTGCCGACGAAAGCGGTGAAGGCGGCGCACAACAAATGTTAAAAACTATAGCAGGCTTCTGGAACAAAGAAGCTAAGAACTTTACTATTGGTGGTACTCGTGCTAAAACTAAAATTGTCAAAGGCTGGAAGGAAGGTGAATTTCCTAATGCTAGCGAAGATGATTTAAAACAAGTATTACAGTTAATCGATAAGATGGATCCTAGCACACACGCTACGGAACAACCTAACGATGAACTGAGCCATATTAAACACCTCGCCGGTATGATGGCACGATAATTTCTGGAAATTAATTATGAAAAAAATTAACGAAACAACACTAATCAATCTTTCTAAAAGATTAAAAGAATACATAGCAGAAGCTGATCCTGCTGGCGATCCGACACTAAAAGTTTACAATCCAGGCGGTGGCTATACAATGCCTAATGCGGCTCCTGCGGCCGCTCCAAATGTTGCCGCACAAGCCGCACCGGCGGGTGGGGCTGATGCAGGAGCTATAGAAACTATTAAAAAATATGTAGGTAATACACAACTTCCTGCTTATGTTGATCCTAAAGATGGCATGATCAAATACATGGACAAAAGTAACGAATTTGGTGGCCCACAAGCTAAAGTTATGCCAAGCGACTGGATTAGCCAATATGCGCCTGAACTGTCTAGCGCAATTGAAACTATTAAAGCGGGTAATCCACAACAAGGAAAATTTTTATTCTGGAACGTTGATAAAGGAACTAAAGTTGATTTAAAGAAATTAGAAGCACCTGCGGCGCCAGCAATTGATCCTGCTAAAGTTGCTAGATTTAAAGAACTACTTGTTAAGGCAGGTTATAAAGATGCGGCTGCTCCAAACGTAGCTGGACAAAAAGATAACTCTATGTATTCGATTGCTCCAAGCAGTGGCGGACTTGGTTTAAAGCCAGCCAGCGGTGGAATTGGTTTACATGAAAGTGTTGGATCTTTAATTAAAAAAATACGCTTATTAGAAGGTCAACAATTAAACGAATATTTGACTCCTGATGAAAATAAAGAATTAGACAGATTATATGGTGAATTAAGCATAGCAGGTAAAGATGATCCTGCGTTAGCACCAATGCTTGCTTTCTATCAAAAAGTACCAAGCGTATCTGCGGCAGCAGGTGCTCTTGATCCAGCAGAACAGGAACTAGCGGCACAAGGCGATAGAGAAGCACCTCCAGGTGAAAGAAGTGGTGAAATTAAGCCAGCTACTGTCGCAGGACAGAAAAAACAAGGAACTGCCGGACGTAAAAATCCAGGTACAACTGCATTCCAAAATTGGCTAAATGCGCACGGTGCTAAGGTAGCAGTTGACGGAATGTACGGCAACGAAACTAGAGGCGCTTGGGAAAAATTACCTGCCGAAGTTAGACAGTCGCCAGAAGGTATGGCAATGTTAAGTGTAGGTACTGCATACAATGTTAAACCAGGTCAAGGCCCGGGCACAATGAGTTTAGGCGACAAAGGTTACAATGACGCCATGGCAAAATATGGCTTCGATACTACAACCGGTAACCCAACTAAACCAACAGCTGGTGCTCCTACAGCAGGTGCTCCGGCTACTACTGGTGCTCCTACAGCAGGTGCTCCAGCTAAACCAACAGCAGGTGCTCCAAATGTATCAGCACAACAAGATACAACAGGCGGTGCTACTAGTGGTGTTCCAGCAGATGCTGATAAAACAAAACCATACTGGGTAGGCGGCGAACGCTTCTCATATCAACAAGTTGCTCACGGTGGCGGCAGATGGAAGAAAGACGATCCAGGCATTTTTAGTTCTGGCAGAAGTTCAAAAATGAGACAAGCTAATGGATATTCTGGTCCCGACGAAGGCGGCGGCACATGGAATAATAAACCTGCTACAGCAACAGCGGCGGCTCCAACAGCGGCACCAGTTGCAGCACAAGCGGCTCCAACAGGAGTACCTGCCGGCGGAGTTATGTCAGGTGTTGACGCAAGTGGAAAACCAGTTATGAAAGGTAGCCCAGCAGACGTTAGTGGCAAGACTAATAATCTTACACCAAACTTAGATCTTGGAAATTTACGTGAAACAACTGCGTTTAACGAAATTGAAAGACTAGTTAGTTTGGTAAATTATAGATAAAAATACCACATTTAGAGCGAGATTCCTCTTGCTCTGCTAAATAAAAGCGTATACAATAACATGTATGCGCTTTTGTTTTATGTAGATCATAGAACAATATTAGGCAAATAAAAAGCACATAAAGGCTAACAATAGGAGAATATTATGGCAACTTTAGCTGAAATTAGAGCAAAACTAAAAGCATCTGAACAAAAAGGTTCAGGAGAACGTACAGGCGGAGATAAATCAATTTATCCGTTCTGGAACTTAAAAGAAGGCGGAGAATCTACACTTAGATTTTTACCAGATGGTAACTCCGACAACACCTTTTTCTGGGTTGAGAGAGCAATGATCAAATTGCCTTTCTCAGGCATTAAAGGTGAATCCGAAAGCAAAAACATCACAGTACAAGTACCATGCGTTGAAATGTATGGTGACACTTGCCCAATTTTATCAGAAGTGCGTGGTTGGTTTAAAGACCCTGCGTTGGAAGATATGGGTCGTAAGTACTGGAAAAAGCGTTCTTACATTTTCCAAGGTTTCGTTGTAGAAGACGGACTGGGTGAAAAGAGTGAAGAGCAACCAGAAAATCCAATTCGCCGTTTCATTATTGGACCTCAAATCTTTACATCAATTCGTGCGGCATTAGTCGATCCAGAATTGGAAGATTTGCCAACTGACTATGTGCATGGTTTAGACTATCGCATGAAGAAAGGTAGCAAGGGCGGTTATGCTGACTACTCAACATCTAGTTGGGCACGACGCGAGCGTCCACTAAGCGATGCTGAAAATGCGGCTATTCAACAATATGGCTTGTTTAATTTAACTGATTTCTTACCTAAGAAGCCAGGCGAAGTTGAATTGAAAGTTATGAAAGAAATGTTTGAAGCAAGTGTTGATGGAGAACCGTATGACATGGATCGTTGGGGACAATATTTCAAACCAGCAGGTATGAGTCAAAATACTGGCGATCCTAACAAAGCAACTCCTAAAGCATCTGCTACAGTAGATAACATCGACGAAGATGAAGCACCAGCACCAGTAGCTAAGTCTGCTCCAGCACCAAAAGCTGAAGCAAGCGCCGGTGGCGATAGTCGTGCCCAAGATATCTTGGCAATGATTCGTAATCGTCAAAAAGCATAAAGCACACGGCTCGGGCCACTGCAACTTAGTTGTACGCCCGGGTTATCTTTTTAGGAGAATTAATTTATGGCCACAAAAGCCTTCGATCTATCGAAATTTAGAAAGACCTTGACTAAGAGTATTGACGGTCTAGGTATTGGGTTTAACGACCCAACTGATTGGGTAAGCACAGGTAACTTTGCTTTGAACTATCTAATCAGTGGTGACTTTAACAAAGGTATTCCTTTGGGCAAGGTTACAGTATTTGCTGGCGAGTC